TTCGGAACCGGAACAGGTGGCGATGATGATGCTAAAGAAAATGGCTTATTTGGTGTTAGTAAAAATAAAACCAAAGTATTCTTCAACGTATACTTTGATGGAACAGATTCAACATCCAAATTCCTTAGTGGATCAGGATTTGTATCTGGACTAGCACCAACAGTTAATATGGATAGCCCAGTTTGGGTTACACCAGTAACTATTGAGGTAGATGGAGACTTTACGCAACACGAAGTAGCGTAAGGACTTACCTAAAACAGTTTGTGGGGGGTTTAGGCCCCCTACATTTTTGGAGAACATATGAAACAGAGAACTAAAGATCGTGCAACCGAATGGCTTAAAACAGCCAAAAGTAAAGATACTTTCAGTATCGATACTGTGCCACATAGCAAAAAAGAAATAGAAGATCTTTTGGGTGGCAAACCAGTAGCAGAAATTAAAGAACAAATAAATATAGATATACAGGAAGAAAGTTATGGAGATATGGAACAGGAACACCACGAAGGACATACTGAAGAGTCTGGAGAGTGAACTAGCAAAAGCAGTTAATGAACTTAACTGTGCAAAAAGAGATGTAGACAAAGCATCAAATCGTGTAGCATTCTGTTTAACAGGATTACATGAACTTAAACATAGAGATATACAGGAGTAAGATATGAAATTAAGTGAATTATCACAAAAACCCAAACTAATAAAAATCCTTATCGACAAGGACAGCATCGTGGAAAAATACGGTGAAGAATTAGAGTTCCACATTTACGACAGACAACCACTTGACGTGTTTACCAAATTGGCAAATGCAAAAGAGGATACTGCAGGTGTGACTGAACTTATACAGGAAATGATATTAGATGAAGATGGACAACCAGTAGTTAAAGATGGTAATGTTTTACCATTAGATGTCATCATGGAGGCAGTAACACTGATAACATCAGAGTTGGGGAAGTAACAACACATCGGATAGTAGAGGGATCAGCAGATACCAATAGTATACTGATGTTAGATGCAATAGCAAAACGATATAGTGTTTTGCCCAGCCACTTGATACAACATGGTGATACATTTGATTTAATGGTTATGGATGTAGCCACAAGTTATGAAAGACATATGAATAACAAACATAGCGGAACAGCACATCAGGATTATGACCAGGAAAGTTTAATTAAAGCAATGGAAAGTGTAAGAGGAAAATGAAAATAACAATTAACAAGACGCAATTCGACAGGCTAGTAGAAAATCTAGATGAAATGCCTATTGCTGTTATGAAAACACTTTATCCTTATTACAGAAATAAAACACCTATCAGAAGCGGAAACGCCCGTAACAGAACAAAATTAAACAGGAATACAATTAACAGTAAGTATGGATATGCTGGTAGATTAGATGAGGGGTATAGTAAACAAGCACCACGTGGATTTACAGAACCCAGCATAGATCAATTGGATAAACTGATTAGTAATTATATCAAGAGAGTAACATAATGGCTAAGAAAATAGAAGTAGCATTAACCCTAGACAGCAGAAATTTTGACAGACAAATTACTCAAAGTGAAGCAAAAGTCGATAAGTTTAGTAAAAACAGTAGTGCAGGAATAGGCAAAGTAGGAGCCGCCTTTGCGGCATTAGGTGGAGCCACCTTAATTAAAAGTATTGTTCAGATAGGACAAACATTCCAGGATCTACAAACCAGTTTGAATTTTGTAACAGGTGGTGCTCAACAAGGTGCAGATGCATTTGATAACTTAACAAAATTAGCAACTCAAACACAATTTGGTGTAGAAGAACTAGTTCAAACATTTATTAGATTAAAAGGTGCAGGTATTGAACCAACCAACGATTTGCTACTTACATTTGCCGACACAGCCAGTTTAGCACAAGACCAATTAGGTGTATTAAATTCTCTCACAGAGTTATTTGCTAGGGCGGCCACAAAAGGCAAAATTGAATTAGAAGACTTTAATAAAATTGCAGAAAGAGGTGTTGATGTATTTAGACCTTTAACAAAAGAATTTAATCTAACTATAGATGAAATTAAAAAACTTGCTGAAACACCGGAAGGACAAGAACAATTATTCAGAGGTATAGAAAAAGCATTAGATGATACATATGGTGGTGCACTACAAGAAAAATTAAATAATTCAAGTGCGGCATTTAGTAACTTAGAAATTGCCGCACGTAGATTAGCCAATACTACATTTAAAGAATTAGGATTAAACAGCACCAAAGCCATAAAAGATCTAACAGATGCTATTAATAGATTAGCAGACAATGGTGAAACATTGAGAAAAGTGTTTGTAGGTTTAGCCACAGTAATAGCATTCTTCCTTAATCCATTTGCCAAGATAGGTGCAGTGGTTGGTGTTGTTAGCAGAGGGTTTGCCGCGATATTAGGTAAAGCAGGACCACTTGTTAAAGTTTTTAAACAATTAACAACAAATGCAAGTAACTTTATAAATGTATTCAAAAGCAGAGCCGCCGCATTTTTTGGGTTTGGAACACAAACAGCAAAAAACAGTAAAACACTAGGCACTTTAAATAAAACTATAGATGAAGGCACAAACAGGGCATTAGCATATGGTAGTGCTGTGGGTGCCGCCGTTTTAGCAACTAAAATGCTCAATGATGAAAGTGCCGCATTTGTAGGACCTCCATTACCACCAGGTTTTGTTAGACCTACACCACCAATTCCGCCTGAAACACCAACTGTTGTAAAAGATACTAGAACTGCATTACAAAAATATAAGGATATGTTGGATGATGTTATACCTAGTGCATCATCATTTGAAGAACAATTAGTCGTGTTGAATGATACACTGGGAGATCCTAAAACAGTAGGCCAAATATCTGATTATGAATCAGCACTTAATACTTTAAAACAAGCATTCAATGTTAATGAAGAATTTGACGAATTTAAAGAAAGTTTTGAAGATGTTGACACCATAGAAGAATATAATACTAAATTAACAGCACTTACAGGGCTATTAAATGCAGGTAAGATATCAGCAAAAGAGTTTGCAGATGCAAAAGAAGATCTAGATGAAAGATTGGGTGACAATCAATCACTACTGGATTTTATTGCTACACTTAATACTGCAACAGATACACTAGCAGATGATTTAGCAGTTTCCCTAATGGAAGGTAAAAATGTATTAGATGACTTTAAAAACTTCTTTAAGACACTGGTGCAACAACTTATAGCAGATGCAATTAAAATGTTATTCATTATACCAATATTACAGGCAGTGGGTTTCAGTGTAGGTCCAACAGGTGCTATTGCAGGTTTAAGTGGATCAGGATTATTAGGTAATTTAGGATTTAAACAAACAGGTATAGGTGGTGGTAACTTGATGCCTAACAGACCAGTGCTGGTTGGAGAATCAGGACCGGAAGTATTTTATCCAGCAAGTAGTGGTAGATTATCGCCTAATAATATGGGAACGCAAGTAACATACAACATTAATGCCGTGGATGCACCCAGTTTCCAAGCATTAGTGGCATCAGATCCAGAATTTATTTATAGTGTCACCAGAGCAGGTGCCAGAAGATTACCAGGAGCGACATAATGGCAGGATTACAGTCAGTTATAGACAAAACAGGATTTATAACATTTAATCAGAGAAAAAGTGCTGGTAGCACTATATCCAGAAGTGGACATTTAAAGACCAGTGTGCAACAGGGAGCATTATACAGATTCACTGTGGGTGCACCACAAGGTTTAAAATATTCTGAAAACCGTGCATTATTAAGTGAATTAGATGGTATTGATGTCACAGTGGCCAGTAATGTTAGTTTGAGTAATTTTAACAACAATTTGCAATATGTCACAGAAATTACTGGTGGTATAGACAGCCCTGGAATAGGTGGCGGCATAACACTAAATGGATATAGTGGTAATGTTTTATATGCAAATTTAACACAGGCCACAAGCAATGATGGACAAACATTTTTTAAGAAAGGTGATTTTATACAACCATTAGGTAATACTAGCACATACAAATACCCTTATCAGATAACATCAGATGTAACTGATTACGCAGGACCAAATGTGAGTATATATGTTAACAGACCCATAATTGCACAAGAAGGTGTTGCTCTTAATACTGGCGGTTTTAGATTGGGATATAATGTGTTCTTTAATTTAACTGCTGTTGTAAACCCAACATATAGTGTGGTGCCGCATGATCTTATAGAATTTAGTGGAGATTTTGAGCTCATGGAGACAATTACATAATGGCTACAGATATCACAAGTGTTCAGGCAGACAATATCAGTCATGCATTGTTTATAGATGTGCAAGTGGGCGGAAATGTGTATTACATGAGTAGTGCATATAAACCCATAACTATAGGCAGTAACACATACAATGAATTGGGGACATTTTTAGATATATCAGACTTTCAGGATGATATAAGACAAACAAATGGTGATGTAACACTGAGTTTAAGTGGTATACCCAGTAATGAAGATTATTTGGCACAAATATTAGCAGAGCCCATAAAAGGTGGTAATGTCACTATAAAACGTGGATTTTTTAATATTGCTAATGCAGAAATACAAACAGATCAGGTTTTTACCAGATATAAAGGCATAATTACAAATTTCAGTGTGCAGGATGATGCAAACAGACTGGAAAATACAGAAACAATGACTATCAGCATACAAACCAGCAGTATCAATAGTGTTTTAAGTAATCAGATCACAGGACAACGCACAAATCCAGAAGAACGCAAAAGGTTAGTTGCTGGAGACAAAATTTTTGATAATATACCTAATCTGTATAACACCACATTCGATTTTGGTAAAGAATATAGTGCAGGAGGCGGCTACGGCGGAGGCGGTGGCGGCGGAGGCGGTGGCGGCGGAGGCGGTAACCGTCGTAGACAAAAAATAGCAGAGAGATAATGGATTACACAATAAGAACACCTAATTTTGCTGATTATGACAGAGTAATGGAGTTACTTATTGAGATGGCTAACTTTAATGAGCTGTCAGAATTGCATACACCCAGTTGGAATGCTAAAAATGAGAGAGCAATAGCAAATTTAATTACAGAATGTGCTAAAACAGGTGTTTTTTTAGTGGGAGAAATAGACGGAGAAATAGAAGCCGTTATTATAGGAGCATTATTTCCTAATATTTGGCTACAAGATGTAGTTTGGTTAAAAGAAATTGCTTTCTGGGTGTCAGAAAACGCCAGACACGGTAAATTAGGGTTAGACATGGTTATGGAATACAGAGACAGAGCACAACAAATGGTGGAAGCAGGAATAATAAAGAATTTTGTAATTACCAGCCTGGAAAAATTGCCTGTAGAGTATGAAAAGTTTGGATTTCATAAAATTGAAACAAATTATGCATGGAGTAAGTAAAAAATGGCATCAGCAGTAGTATCAGTCTTTAGTTTTATAAGAAATGCATTATTAATAGGTGCACAAATGGGCACCACACTGGCAGGAACATACGCCGCAACAGTTATTGCTGGTGTTGTAACAGCCGGTATAGCAGTAGGAACTGCCAGAGCATTTGGAGCCATGTTAGCACCAGATATTCCTGGTATGGGACCTAATCCAGGCACCAGAATACAGTTAGCACCAGACACAGGTAACAAAATACAGGTGTGTTATGGTAATGTGCTGACATCAGGACCTATATGTGATGCAAATATCAGTAATGAAAACAAAACCATGCATTATTTTACTGTTTTATCAGAAAAAACAGATAGTGGCACATTTACCATAGGCAGTCAGGGTATAAGATTTGGTGATAAAAAATTAAACTTTGGCACAGGTGCTACAGCACACCAAATTACAGGTGTTTATGATGCAAATGGCACCAGTGTAACAAATTGGGCTGGTAAAATACGCATCAGAGTATATGCTGGAGGCACAGCCGCAGGTAATCAGATATTTCCAGTGCCAGGAGGTTCAGTAACTGCTGTGGCGGCAACAACCATGATGCCACATTGGGATACCACAACAAATTACAAAGCAACAGACTTAGTATTTGCTATGACAGAAATAGATTATGATGCTGAAGAAGGACTGGTAAACATGGATGCTATGACATTTGATTTACGCAACAGTTTGAGAGATCCTGGTGCTGTTATACTTGATTACATGCAAAACAGCAGATATGGTGCAAATATAAATTCAGATATAATAGATACAGACAGTTTTACTGGCAGTGGCAACACAACCATAAAAGGTTATAGTGCAGAAACTATAACATATACTCCTAATGGAGGTGGTAGTGCAACACAACCCAGATATGAAATACACGGCACATTAGGCACAGTGGATGATGTGCAAAGTAATTTAGACAAGTTGTTAAGCAGTTGTGGTGCTTATTTGTTGTTTGATGGTAAACAGGGAAAATATAAAGGATTACCCAATCAGATTTATCAGGATCAAGCAAATTGTTTTGTTGCAAACGATGATAACATAATAAGCAAAGTAAATGTGCAAAACACAGACCTATATCAGCAGTATAATGCTGTGGAAATAGAATACTTTGACAAAGAAAGAAGAGATCAAAGAAATAGTGTGTTAGTGGAAACACCTAGCGGTGAAAGAAATACTGGAGAACCAGACAACAAACTAAGTTACAGTTTAGACATGGTTAACAATAAACCGCAGGTAGAAATACTTGCAAACATAGACTTAAAACAAACCAGACTGGATAAAGTAGTTACATTTACTGGAGATCACAGTTTCTTACAAATAGACACTGGTGATGTAATAAAGTTTAACAACACAACATATGGTTTTACTGATAAACTGTTTAGAGTAATGCGATTAAAAGAGAAAGAAAACTTAGACAGCACCCTGAGTGTGGAAATTATTGCATTAGAATACAGTGATGATGTTTATACACAACCCAGTTTAACAACTGATGCACCTTTTGCCAATATCAGCATACCCACATTGCCGGTTGTGGGACCTATACATATACCAGGTGTTATGAATGGCAGTTATGCAGGTATAACATTAGATTCAGATATATTTGGTAATGTTTTAGTAAATCAACATATGAAAACATTTGGTGCTGGTGCTCAATTAACAGATCAGCCTAACAATCATGTTTTAGCAAATACAGTAACAACATACAGAGATATTACAACAGAGGAAAGTTATGATATATCTGACAGTGATATTGGTGATCATGAATTCAGTAGTAGTGCTAATTTGGGAGGCACACTCACAGGCACATATGATATAGGATTTAGACAAAGAGTCACATTGGGTTTTGCAAATAGCACAGCAAGTAATACACAGATAATTACAGGTGGTGGTATTGAGATAGATAACATGCCCAGCACAACACCTCCACCACCATTAAATGCTACATTTAAAGTAAGCACAGATCCCACAGCATATGGATTTGCAAGTGACATGAAACCCACAACAGCAAACATTGTGTTACAGGGTTATAGTGATATAGGCGGCACAGGAGAGTTTGGTGGATTAAACTATGAATTCTTAAGAGTTACAAAAGGTGAGAAAGAATAATGTATAGAACATTTTATGAAACAGCAACAGGCAGAATAGTTATATGCAGAAAAATGAGTGATGATGCTGTGGCAAAAAGACAAGCAATACACACTGATCAGAGTTATATCAATGTTCATTGTGCTGATCCCAGTAATTATAAAGTGGATTTAGAGACTTTAACACTGGTAGATTCCCCTAAAACATATGATTATCAGGCCTGGATGAGACAAAGACGTAATTTAATGTTACAGGAATGTGACTGGACTGTGGGTGCAGATAGTCCATTATCAGATAGCAAAAAAACAGAATGGCAAACATACAGACAGGCATTGCGAGATGTTCCTGCAAATAACAGCAGTATATCCAGCAAACAAGATGTAACTTGGCCCACTAAACCGGAGTAAACTGTGAGTAAAAGACTAGGATTCTTTAAAGAGCGATACAGGCAACAATTTCCTTACACACCTGCACCTGCAGGCACGGCTACAATCACACCCAGTTTAATTAACAGTAATCAAACAGTTGTATTTCATATTGACAGCAATATTATAGCCAATACTGTATTGAATTACAGTTTAAGTAATGTTACTAATAATCATTTTGTGACTGGAAGTGCCTTAGTTTCAGGAACAGTAACATTAGACAGTCAGGGAAATGCAAATTTAAGTTTTACATATGATGAAGGTTACGATGCAAATAATACTGCCAATGTAAACTTCTTTATGAATCTCCAAAGTCAGGGCGGTAAA